GTATAATTTATTGGTCACCAAACCTGGAAAATGGGACATTTTTGGTGAAGATCAAGAATACTCTCTTGATACACCATTAGCGAAACAATTGCGTGCTGAGTGTGAAAACATGATACGAATGATGAAGGAAGGTAAAAGACCCATGCATTATTATGTTGATTGTTTGAAAGACGAGCTTCGCTCTCTTGAAAAAGTCATGAAATGCTCCACAAGAATGTTTTCTAGTAGCCCATTACCACTTGTCGCTTTGACAAAGATCTTTTTTGGGCAATTTTGTGCCTTCTTTATGGAGAATAGACTCAAAAATGAGGGTGCGGTAGGCATTAATCCTTATACTGAATGGGATATTATGGCTAAGCTCCTTAAAAAACGAGGTATTAATATAGTCGCTGGCGATTATTCTCGTTTTGACGCGAGTCAGTTAGCAATGATTCTTCGAGAGTTGATTGATATTATTAATAGATGGTATAACGATTCCAAGGAAAATCAGCGAATTCGTGAAATTCTTTTCATGGAGACGTGGAATTCATTCCATATAAATAGTGGTTTGACCTTGGAATGGGTTAAAAGTTTGCCTTCGGGTCATCCTTTAACAACTATCATTAATTGTATGTTTAATTCCATTGCATTCAGAATGGCTTTTGGAAAGTGTTTTGACTCTCCGAACGCTATTACTAGGTTTCGTGAAAATGTTGAGCTCGTTGTTTATGGGGACGATAATATTGCTTCCGTTTCTGAAAAGGCGGCGGAGCATTTTAATTATTATACCTTGACAACTAGCATGGCATATCTTGGATTGACCTATACGACTGAAACCAAAGAGCAAGTTTCTTCTAACTTTCGCTCATTGGAAGATGTCGATTTTCTGAAGAGAGGTTTCTCATTAGTAAATGGCAAGTATATTGCTCCACTTCGATGGGATACTGTGCGTCAGATGGTCAATTGGTACCGCAAAGGCATCGACGAAGGTTCGAGACAAGTTGCAAACGTGGAATGTGCTTTGAGAGAAGCCACATTACACGGAGAAAATGAGTTTGAATTGCTTCGTGAAGCATGTAAGCCCATGCTGGAAGAAGTTGGCCTTCGGCTTCCTCCATACGATTTTACGTATTATTCGACTGAATTTCAGCTTGAATGGTACGAGGAACCATCTTTAGCGACGGACGATGAGAATGAATTACCCGTAAATGTAATCTCTAATCTAACAGAAGATGTGAAGGGTTCCAATGTCTCTACCTATTTAGGTTTACTTCCAGGCGAGACACAAAACTGCCAGGAAACGGGTTGCGGATCTCGAAATGAGTGTATCGAGGTTCAAGTTAAATCACTTGCTGCATCAAATATCAAAGAAGAAATGACTACAACATCAAATGTAGAGCCCGTGATGCTTAATTCACAAGGTGTTCTTAATGCTGCCTCAGATAATTC